TCAATTGATTGCTAGACGAAATCAACGGGAGGATTAATGAAAGCCATTGGGGGATGGCCGCCGAAGTATTTAACTAAAGTCTCTGAAAAGGATTATGTTAAATCTCGCGGTGATGAGGTCATTGATTTTGCCGAGGCTCTTTGTAAAATCACTAAAGACTCTGTTGCTGGTAGCGCAGGTGAACCGTTAATCTTTCGTGAATGGCAACGCGAACTAACTAGAAATTTGTTTGCCGTAAATAAAGATGGCAGATTAAAACACAAAATTGCTCTTATTGGTCTTCCTCGCAAACAGGGAAAATCGGCTTGGCTTTCTTCGCTAGCTCTTGAGCATTTAGTCCTAGGGCCAAGTGGCGGCGAGATTTATTCTTGCGCTGCTGACCGCGATCAGGCCAAGATTGTATTTGGCACCGCTAAAGAAATGATTCGCCTAGAGCCTGAGTTACAGTTTTTAGACGTTTATCGCGATGCTATTTACAATCCAAAAAACGGCACAACGTATCGTGCGCTATCGGCTGAGGCTTTTACTAAAGAAGGTTTATCTCCCACCTTTGTAGCCTTTGATGAGTTGCACGCTCAACCTAATCGCGAGTTATTTGATGTTATGTCACTTGCTATGGGCGCAAGACGTGAACCAATGTTGGTGGCAATTACAACAGCAGGAGTAAAGACAGATTCAAGCGGTAAAGATTCCTTGTGTTACGAACTTTACAATTATGGTAAACGCATTGTTAATGGCGAAATAAAAGATGATTCATTTTTCTTTGCTTGGTATGAGGGTGATGAAAAACTTGATTACCGAAGTGAAGAAGCGTGGCAGTTAGCAAATCCTGGTTATGGTGACATTTGTGCCGCCGATGATTTTGCGTCCGCTGTATTGCGAACACCAGAGGCAGAATTCAAAACTAAACGCCTTAACATTTGGACATCAACTGCTACGGCGTGGCTGCCAGCCGGCACTTGGCCTGCGCTAGAAGATAAAGAGCGAACGCCCGAGCCTGGTGAAGAAGTTGTTTTGGCATTTGACGGTTCATTTTCAAATGACTCAACAGCCTTAGTCGCTTGGTTACTTGGCGGTGACAAACCGCATTTGATGGTTGTTGGACTTTGGGAAAAACCTGATGATGCTGATAATACTTGGCACGTTCCAGTTGCAGAAGTTGAACAAACGATAATTTCAACGTGCAGAGATTCACGATTCTCAGTACGAGAAATTGTTTTTGATCCAGCACGTTGGCAAAGAACATTTATGGTTTTAGATGAACAGGGGCTACCAGTTGTTGCTTACCCAAACTCTGCGCAGAATATGGTTCCAGCCACACAGCGTTTTTACGAAGCCGTCCTTAATCAAAGCTTTACGCACGACGGAGATGAGCGACTTGCTCGACACATTTCCAACTGCGTCACGAAACAATCATCCCGTGGAGTTATGGTTAGCAAGGCTTCCTCACGTCGAAAAATTGACGCTGCTGTTGCAGCCATATTCGGGTATGACAGAGCAACCGCAGCACCAGAACCAAAACCGCCCGTCACGCGATTCTTTAGCATCCAGGCTTAGGGGGACAAAATGAAAAAAATTGATACGGCACTAACTCTTGAAGTTGTGGGGCTTGTGCTTGTCACTGTTGGATTAGCGATGATCTCATTGCCAGTATCGTTCATCGCTCTTGGAGCATTATTAATCTGGCTTACCGAGAAGGCTGAGTAATGAGTCTATCAAGAAGATTACGGCAAGCGACTGGAGAAAAGCGGCAATATATTGAGCCGATAATTCCACCTCGCCCGTCATACACAACACCGGCTGGAGTTGCTGTTGACGCAGAGACATCTATCAGGATGTCAACTGTTTATGCTTGTATTCGTTTGCTTGGCGACACGATTTCTTCATTACCGTTAGGTGCATATGTGCGCCGTGGTCGCAACCGGATTTCATATGCTGCGGTTTATGGCGAAACCCCTAATTGGGTAAATAACCCTAATCCTGAAACTACACGCTTGGAATTTTATGAACAAATTATTGCTTCTCTTAATCTGCATGGCAACGCTTTCATCCTTACTGTTCGTGATGAAATTGGCGATGTTATTGAACTCTATGTAATTCATCCAGACCACATAAAGGTAGAACGCCCTAGACCAGGCGAACCAATCATTTATCGTATGCGCGATAATCTTGGTAACTTCACACAGATTTTGACTGACCGCGAAATTAAACATATTCCATTATTTAGACTTCCTGGACAGTTGCTTGGACTTGGGCCAATCGCAGCCGCCAGAATTACTCTTGGCGCAGCGATGGCAGCCGATGTCTATGCAGCGTCGTATTTCGGTAATGCTGCAAATCCTGGTGGCATTATTGAAGTCCCTGGAGAGTTGACTGAAGATCAAGCTGGAGATTTAACTCGCGATTGGAACATTACACATTCAGGACCTTATCGCGCTGGCAAAATTGGCGTACTTACAGGTGGAGCATCATTTAAGCCATTGCAACTTAATGCCAATGATGCGCAATTGCTTGAAACTCGTCGTTTCAACGTAGAAGATATTGCTCGCCTTTTCCGCGTTCCAGTATCGCTCTTAAATCATCCCGTCAATGGCGCGATGTCATTCGCCTCGGTTGAAGCACAGAACCTTTCATTCGTACAACATTCACTTCGTCCATTGTTAGAACGAATTGAGCAGGCGCTATCACCTTTACTACCTGAGGCTGATGGTTTTATTAAATTTAATCTTGATGCTTTGCTTCGTGGCACAACTATTGAGCGTTACGATGCTTACACAAAAGGACTCCGCGAAGGTTTCCTAAGTCTTAATGATGTTCGCGCAGTTGAAGATTTGGCACCGCTTGGCGAGGCTGGAGACCAATATCGAGTTCCATTACAAAATATCGACGCGGCTGACGCGCCTGAAGTTGGAATGAAATTGCGAGCAGAAATTATCGCCCAACTTGTCCAGGTCGGTTTTGATCCTGCGGCAGTTTTGAAAGCCTTGGATATGCCAGCAATTAAACACACTGGTGTTCCATCAAGTCAGTTGCAGCCAATTTCAACAATTGACCCTGCTGCACCCGAAACCGTCTATAAGGTGGAATAAATGCCATATTACATTTCTCAAAATCAATCTGATTGCAGTGGTTGGGCAACAGTAAAACAAGAATCAGATGGCTCTTATACAACACTTGGGTGCCATACAAGCAAGCAGGATGCCATTGACCAAATGGTTGCAATTTCAATTTCAGAAGATATGGAACCAGGCGGGGAAGTTAGCTCAAGGAGTGAAAACTTGAAGAAAATCGAACGCCGCACATTTACAGTGCAAAACGTCGAAACACGAGTTAGTGATGATGGCGTTATGCGCCTTTCAGGTTACGCCGCTGTGTTTGATGATCAAAGTGTGCCATTGCCATTTGTTGAAAGAATTGCACCAGGCGCATTTAGAAAAACTCTTAGTGAAGCACCCGATGTGCGTCTTTTGATTAATCACGAAGGTCTGCCGTTGGCACGTACCAAAAATGGAACATTGCAGCTACGCGAGGATGAGCGTGGTCTTTATTTTGATGCCGAACTTGCAGATACTCAAGAGGCACGCGATATTCATACCCTTGTTGGACGAGGCGACGTAGATCAAATGAGTTTTGCCTTCCGTGTCATTCGTCAAAAATGGAATAGCGATAGAACAGAGCGCACCCTTACCGAAGTTTCATTGGCAGATGGCGACGTTTCTGTTGTCACCTATCCTGCTTATCCAACCACGACTGTTGAGGCCCGCGAAAAGGTTAATGCAGCTCTCGTAGCACTCAAAGAAGGTCGCGCACTTGATGGTGAATCATCTTTAGTAGTCCAAGCAATTCTTGACAAGATTTCTGAAAGTTATGACAATCTTGAAGAGGGCAAAAATATGCTTGAGGTTCTTGTAGGTCTCAAGACTTTAGAGCCAATGGTTGAAGTTGAAACACCTGAAGTTGAACTTGAGCCAGTGCCAGTTCAGGATGTGGCTCGTAAAATTTCACTTCGTTTAGCAAAAGCAATTGTAGAAAATAATAAATAAATTTCTGTTGCCGTCGGTAACAGACGAAGCCGGAGCGAATCTTTGCACCCTGCAAGCGCCGCAAAGCAAATCGCCACCACCTCAAACTCAACTCAATAGGAGACTCAATAAATGTCATATCTTGACAAAGTTGTTGAGCGCCGTGATGCAGTTAAGGCTGAAATGGATGCAATTCTCGAAGCTGTTGCAGCAGAGAACCGCACCGATCTTACTGCTGAAGAAACCGAGAAGGTTGATGCTCTAGTGGCAGAATCACGTTCGCTTGACGAAAAAATTGAAAAGTTCACAGCTCAGGCTGAAGCAGATAAGAAGGCTGCTGAAGCTCGTTCTGCTGTGGCTGAAGTTGCAATGCCAAAGGTAGGCGGAGCGACAGTAACTCGCGAAGCACGCACCTACACACCAGAAAGCGGAAACTCATTTGTTAAGGATGCTTTCGCTGCTCAATTCAAGTCTGATTTCGCTGCTCAGGAGCGCCTTGCACGCCATATGCGTGAAGAAGCAATTGAACGCCGCGATGTCTCAACTGCAAACTTTGATGGTCTTGTAGTTCCACAGTATCTCGTTGATCTTGCAGCGCCTTTGGCTCGTGCAGGTCGTCCATTCTTGGACTTTGCGACCACAAAGCGCACACTTCCTGCATCCGGCATGACCCTCAATATCAGCCGTATGACCACAGGTACCTCAACTGCTGTTCAGGTAACACAGAACGATGCAGTTAGCGAAACAGATGCAGATGACACATTGCTCACCATCAATGTTCGCACAATCGCTGGTCAGCAAGACCTATCACGTCAAGCAATTGAGCGTGGAAGCGGAATTGATACATTCGTTGTTGCAGACTTGATCCGCTCATGGCACACAACACTTGACGCACAGTGCCTCAACGGTGCTGGAACTGCTGGAACCATTAAGGGCCTTCGTGCTTCAGGTGGAAACGCAGTTGCGTTCTCAACAACATCACCAACAGCAGCACTTCTTTATCCAAAGCTTGCTGATGCTGTTCAACAAGTACAAAGCAATGTATTTACAAATCCAACACATTGGCTTATGCACCCACGCCGCCTAGCTTTCTTGGCTGCTGCTGTTGATACTTCAGGCCGTCCGCTTGTAGTTCCAACTGCAAATGGCCCAATGAACGCAACCGCTACAGGCGCAGGCGTATTTGGCTATAGCAATTCTGGTTATACCCTTCTTGGCCTTCCAGTAATCACTGATGCCAACATTGGTACAACTTACGGCAGCTCAACAAACGAAGATGAAATCTATCTCGTTGATGCCAATGAAATGCACCTCTGGGAGCAGCCAGGATCACCATTCGCACTTCGTTTCGATGCGACTGGCGCTGGCAACCTCACCATCAAGACCGTTGTCTATGGATTCGCAGCGTTCACCGCAGAGCGTTATCCAAAGGCCGCATCAATCATTTCTGGTGCAGGTCTAGCAGCTCCAACGTTCTAGTCAGTTAAAAACTTGTATGAGGGCGGCGCCGTACCCCCCGGCGGTGTCGTCCTCATACTTCTAATGAATCGGGGGATTCAGTGAAAACAGCACACAAAGTAACAA